TGCTTTAGGGAATCTAATATCACCTATAGGATAGGAAAATGTAGCTTGACCCGATAAGTCGTAAAACAATATAGCAAATCTATAAACTTCATTCCTTTGGTATCCTGTGTACTTATTAGCGAATACAGGATTCTTATAGTTATCATAAAATCCATCATCTCCAGTCTTAGAATCCAATCCGTAAAAAGGAGACTGAGCAGCTAAATAATCGTTACCACTATTTTCTTTCTCTGATCCAGCTTGATCGTCTATACCTTTAGAATCTAATGTAAACGACTTCAATCTAAATGAAACCCTAACACCATTCTTAGTGGGGTCTGCAAAGTCTACAGAAGATGCCCCGAAATGAGTAGCATTAGAGTCAGAAAACTTATATTTATTATTACCCTCGGATCCTGAGAAGTATAAATTAGGATCTCTTAAATCTGGGTTATTATAATCTGTAGCTGTACTAAAAGCAACCCCACCAGAATTATAAGAAACAGCCCTGAAGTCTGCGTCTATAGAATTAGATGTGTTGGATAAGTTAGACACAAACAACCTATTGTCTTTCGTTTTTAAATCCTTACCTGTAGTCCAAGATATTGAGCTTGATAAAATCTGACTAAGTGGTATTGCTATTTTAGTTTCAGCTCCAGTATGTTGGCCATTAAAAACAGATCCATATAACTTAGAGTCGATTATTATATTAGCATCAATAGCTCCTTCTGTAGAAATAGTTCTTAATGCTATTACTTGTATATTCTCATAAGTTTCGTCTGGTATTGAAACACTAAAAGAAATATACTTACCAGAACTCTCTGATTCGCCACCACCTTCTATATCGTGGTATTGAGATGACTTTGCTGTTTTATATACAGATACTGGATTAGTTATAGGGGAAATTAAAGAACTATTACCTCCTTTAGTTGTTAATCTATAACAATATCTATATGACCCACAGGCTAAAGCTCCTCCATCACTAACGGAAGTAATTTCAGCTGGAGATAATGGAGAGGCTTTAAAGACATCTAAATCCCCAGCAGAAAGACTTAAGTAGTAAGTCATAGATTCTTTTAAGTTAACAGACCTTAAAGGTTCGTTTCCATCTATCCAGTATATTCTATGGTAGTGTTCGTTCTCCTCAGAAGATTCTATCTTAATAATTCTTCCAGCTAAAAACCCGAAATTACCAATAAGTATGAGCTTAGCCCCAGTAAATGATCCATCAGCACCAACCACAGCTTTCCATACGTAATTAGTGGAACCACTAATAGTTAGCAAGCATATGTAATTACTGAATGAAGTCATCCCCACTATAGAGTGAGAGTCTGCAGTATCGACAGGAGCAATAACCATGTCGTAATAATCATCACTACTAGCTCCTTCAGTTAAAGCTCTAATTTCTATTTTCTTTAATGTAAGAATGTCCGTAGAAGTCACTAAAATAATAAGACTACTAGCGGATGCTATTGCTGTAATAAATAAGCCATCAGCTTCCGTTAATAAAGCAGAAGCCCCATCTACAACAGCCTTAAGTCTTGCGGGTGTATTAGTACCTGAAGTTGTATCAGTGTAATCATAAAGAACCACATTATCATCCTTTATAGTCACTCTATACCTAAGAGAACCAGGGTAAGTATCAGCTACAGATGCTGCAATTAAAGTATTGTCTAAATTAGCTTGAGTTACCGTGTAAGTCTTAGTATTTACAGACATAGATGAAGCAACCTGATGGCCTGCAACATTCTTTAATGTAAAAGCGTTATCAGATTTAGATATATTCCTAACGTTATGGCCTTTTCTATACGAGTCGCTAAGTAGTAGGTTTGCGTCTACATCAGCCTGCATACCTTTAGTAAAGGTATTTGGTTTCTTTTGCTCAGCCATCTTTTAAAATAAGTTACGTTGGTTCTTAGTCGGAGTAAGAGTGTTCCAGTATTTAGAAATACTATTCCACTGTTGCTTTGTAGGCATATTGTCATTACCTCTAGCTTGCCCGCATAACCTACCCCATTCATTCTTCATGTCTTTGTATATATATCTAGGGATTTTACCATTGTAATAATCCTTAGCTTTATACTTATACATAAGATAATGAGATACAGCGTCTTCATGGCTAGAAGCTATAGTAGGATAACCTTCGTCATCCACTGATATAGCCTCGTACTCTAAATCTAATTCCTTGTCTGATATGTCAGCATTAATATAACCACCTGAAGAATAGGTGTTTACACCGTCCAAGCCTTTGACTTGTATCATGTTAATAAAGTCATCTGGCAGTAAAGCTCTCTTATCTTTGAATGCTAGTTTAGCAATCTTCTTATCGAAGGTTACGTATGAACCTATCTTTCTCTCTGCTTCAAAAGCCCATTCAACGAAGTCGTGAAACCTCATTGCTGCATCCTGTATACCTAAATTACGTATAACAGAAGACACGACTTGTTTTACACTTATCCTTAATTGACCTTTCATTCTAGTACTCTTTAGTTTCGTTTATAAGCTCTTTAAGCCTACTCAAAGGTAAGGCTTTATACTTTTTGTATTTCTTAGGCCTCTCCCAAAGAAGCTTATTGTAGAAGTCATCTAGTATGGGGACTTTATAGTAAACTCTAACACCCGTCCTTTCTGATTCTATCATATCTAACCTAACGTGAAATGGTCTTATGTGCTTTTCTTTTTTGACGTATAGCTTTCCCATTTTCCTAGGAAGCTTATATACCTCTCTTTCTTCAGCAACAACCTTAGACACCTCTATTAGGTACGCCTCAATGATGGAGTAGTACTCTGTGTATTCCAACATCCTACTACCTCTTTCGCTTTTAACTCTTACTGACCTCTTTATAGATTGAAATATATCCTTTATACTTGTGTACTTGTGTTTATATTTCCTTAGATTTAGTTTGCTCATCTGTCTGATTGTTAGGTCTCGCTCCTTGAGATCCTATGATTATAGTAAACTCTAACTCAGCTACCTGCTTAACTAGTACACTAATCAATTCTTCTGGAATAGGATAAGTAGAAGTTTCTTCATTGAATCCAGTAACCTCTGTAGGGTTTGAGTAAGCAGCCTTAACTGAAAGAATTCCATCTGAAACTAGAGAATCTCCCTCCCAAACATACATCTTATCATTCTCTCTAGTAGCTATCTTTCTACTAGACTTTTTAACAAACCTAGCTTGACTTACAAACGACCTATCTGCATGTTTAACTAACTGAAGTATCTCGTAGTCTGAGTCAATAGCCGTACTATCCTTTAGGGATACTTCTCGTATAGCTCTGTCTTCATTAAATCCTAAAACAGACTTAAGTTCAACTCCACTAGAACTGTTGCTTAAAACGTCTGTTTGGTATATGATGTCAGAAGTCTTCCTTCCGTTATCAGTATACTGCATTAATAGATTAGCTCTATGATAATGTATCATAAACTTTATCTGTCGTAAGTCTATATCCGAATCATCAGATCCAACCCCTCCAGATACTAAATTCTTAATGTTGTACGCTATTTCTTTTAATGTTGCCATTGTGTTAATTTAAAAGAGGGACGAAGTAAGCATAAGCTACATCGCCCCTCGGTTAAGAAAGCAGGGAGCAAAAAGCATCTTTAAACTCGTCTTTCAGCAATCTCCGATTGGATTGCCTGGTATCTAACGTCTCCCAAAGTCGCTAGAATCTTACGAGCTGCAACCTGACACACTTCTTCGTGTGTATGGTTACTTAAATCTGTTATTAAGGTAGTATCGCTTAGATACTTAACATCTATTGATGTTGAAGCTGATAAACCTTTAGTATATATCTTATCTCCTGATAAGTATGCTACTGGGTTGTTTGCGTCAGCTTTATTAAAAGGATCATCTAGATATGCAGACAAGTCTGATAACTGAACAATCTTAACTCTTTTAAATGGAGAATTAGACATAACCATAGAAAGCATCTTAGAGTAATTTGCTACTGGAGTGCTTGCATCATCTACTAAACTAGAAACAGAATAAGCTGATGTATCAGACACAGAAATAGTACGAGAAAATACAATCTTCTGTAACTTATCTCTAGAATTCTGATCAACCTCAAATGAAGTGTAGTATTGACTAACAAACTCATCAACAGCCATAGCTAAAAAGCCATCCATCTCAGCGTCTGTAAAGTACGCAACATCCTCTCTATCGGTGATTAACCTTACTCTATTTCTTGCTGTACCTTCAGTCATTTCTAAGCTTTACTTGTTTTTTTAGTAGGCTCTTTATCGCCTCTCAATTCATGCTTCAAGATAGCTAAAATATCTTTGTTATCTTTTAACCAAACTAGTACCTGTTCCTCGTTGGTTCCGATAGCCTCTTTACCGTAGTAATAAGTACTGTTCTTGTAATTTAGCTTCTTTTCTCTTACAGCATCCACAATAAACACTCTTAAGTCTTTCTCTGGATCAAAGAATGTCTCCATGAAAGATTCAGGACCGTTCTGTGCTATAGTTATAATCTTAGCTCTTAAAACGTCTAAGTCAGAATGTAAATTCATTCGCTTTAATGTAGCAAATTGAATAACCTCCTTGTCAGTCATCTTAGCAGCTTGAATTACAGCTCTTGCTGAATCTAGAGTATCTGTTGTTTCTCTTCTCTCTTGTGCTTTTAAGTCTACACGAGTCCATTCATTAGACCTAACTGCTGGGTGACCTTTTAAGAATTCATCCATTAAGGCATGACCTTCATTATCTAAATCTAACATAGCAACAGGGTCTATCCACTTGATAATACCAGGCTCTCCGTTAATATCTAAATATTTAACTCTCTTTCCGTTTGATTTCTTGTAATTGGAAAAGATGTAAAATCCAAATGTTTTTGAGTCGTGAAACTCGTACTTTACAAAATTGTAACTTTTCATATCCTTGCTTTTAATTGTTTGCTTTTTAATAAAAACACACCCCCGAAGAGGTGTGTTTAAGTAATTTTATTACGATGCTGCAGACATTGCTGCCGCTGTAATAAACTGTCCATTCAAGTACCAAGTACCGTTAAGTTGGATGCACTCAATTCTATCCCCTGCCATTACTGCAGTCTTCAAGAAGCTTACAGAGACTCCAGCGGTTACGTCTTGAAGTCCAGTCCCATCTTGGATTTGTCCTACAAATGTACCAGCCATAACGTATGTGCTAGTTAGATCTGCTGCGAAGATAAAAGTAAAACTCGTACCGTTTAAGCAGTCTGGAGGTAAAGTAATAACATCAGTATCAGCCGAAGAGTCTGGTAAGAATACCATAGCACCCGTCATTTCTTCTGTTAATACTATAGCATTACTAACTAATGATGGTTCAATTATATTTAGCAATGTTTTACACCTTCGGGTTAAGTAGTTTCCACTTCTACCGATTGAGTATTCTCTATTGCCGTCTACTACGTCAGCCATTTCTTTTTTATTTAAAGGTTAAATACGCCCCCGAAGGGGCGCATATAAATTATATTACCAATCCAGTTGGTTTGAAAATACCACAAGAAAGTGGATTACGAACAATGATACCTGATTGAGTTAACCAGTGACATTCAAATCTATCATCACCAGAAGCGGCAAGCATAGACTTAGAGTCGTAAGGATTAATCATTCCTGGTACATATTTCTTAACCCAGTTACGGTTCATTCCCTCAGCACCTTTAGCAATCAATTCAATGTTTGCAACACCTTGGTTTACACCCATATCTAAGAATACCATAAGACCTGATAAGTTAGCACCACGGAATCCTCCGCCTGCAGATACAATCTCAGAACCTGCAGAATAACCTGGAGCAGCAGCAATATTCGGATCATCAAATACTGGACAGTGAGCTAAAGTAATCTTATTACCTAAGCATGTGTAAGTACTAAAGTTAGCACCAACCGCCACATCTTGACCAGCTTTATCAACCAATACAGAAGAAGCGTTTGTTCCAGAAGAGAATAATAAATCCTTCATTGCTTTGTGGAATTGAATCTTCCCTTGTGTTCCTGTGAATACTACGTATTCGTTACCAGTAACATTTTGAGCGTTCAACGACAACTGACCAATAAACTCTACTAATGCATCTTCAGTTAAATCTGCATCTTCTTCGTAAGTCATTACGTTAGATGAAGAGATTTGAGCTAACAAACCATCACCAATAATAGGCACAGAAGGATCAATAGAAGAAGCGTTAGAACCTACAGAAGAGGCAGTGTATTGAGCAACAGAAGCTTTACCGAACCAACGCATAACTTCTAAGTCATACATGAATTGAGCTTCAGTTTGTTGTTCCTTAGTAAAGAACCATAGACGGTGTCCATTGTGTTCTACCCAAGTAACATCAGTTAAGTCACGAGCATCGATAACTAATTTCTTACGAGAAATTGTTAACCAGTTCTTACGTGTTTCAGGATAAGCATATCCTTCACCAACTGTACCACCTAAAGAACCTTCAGCAAATGCGTTACCAATTACAGCAACAACAGAATCAGCAGATAATGAAGCAGTAGAAACAGTTAAAGCTCTAGTAGTAAGAACTCTTTTAGCTGAAGCTAAAGCACCTACCTCTGTTACATGGTATTGAGAACCATCAGACAAACGAATAATATCGTTAGCGTTAATCATACAAGGTGAAGTTGCTGTATCTGTAATTTCGATAGCAGTATCAGAATCACCAACAGCTACATTTGTACTACTGTTATCTACAGCAGTCTCAAGTAATTGCTTACTTCTATAGCGAGCCATAGACTTCCATTCAAAAGAGTTGTCTCCTAGTACTTTTTCACCAGCACCGAAGCCTAACTTCTCTAATAGGTAAGTTGTTGTGTATCGAGGATAAAGCTCGATTACTTTTTTTGCAATCTCTGGGTACTTTAATAAGTTAGCCGTTAGAGAATTGTCTACAGTGTTGTACTCTGCATCGTATTTAGCGTTGTATACTCTCATTTTTTCTGAGTGTTTTAGTTAAAAATTAGTTAATTAATTCATCATATCACTACGACATAAACTTATTAGGATTAAATCCTTTATCTGAGGACTTAAAGCTTTTAGAGCTTCTGTTTCCACTACTAGGTGATGTAATAGAGTCAAGAACTTTAGATTTCCCTTGTTCAACGCCTTGCGAACGAACCATTTTGAAAATCTTATCCTTGTTTCGCCAAAGAAATGCAGCCTCCGCAACATTGGCATGAGATTTAAATATATCTCCAGCGAAATCACCTTTTGTGATGTAGTTATATAATGTCTTCTTTTCTAAAGTAGTGACCTTACCTCCGAAGAAGTCGTCCTTACCTTTTATGAACTTCTGTAAGTCTTTCTTAGACTGAGCAGCTTCATTAGTTTCTTTGTCTTTAGTCTCTTTGTTTTCAGTTCTTATTCTGTCTTGTTCAGAATGAACGTGCTTATTAAGTTGCTGACGAATCATCGTAGCTTCTCTTTTCATCAACCCAGAGTCTTCTAACCTATCTACAGTATCTTCAATGTATTCCTTCTCGTATTTAGCTGCTCGCATATCAGCGATAACTAAATCCTTGTCGGTCATTTCTAGAAACCCTTTAAGGTTTGTGATAACATCGTTATCATTTACAGCAGGCTTGACAGCTTCCTTTACTTTAGCTATAAGCTCTTCTCTCGTCGCAGCTTCAATACCTATTTCAGTTCCTATCTCACCCCAATCGATGTCAGTAGTTTCTGCTTCAGTTTCAGCGTTAGCTTCATCCCAGTTATCATCTTCTACTACAGCTTCAGGAGTCTCCTCTTCAGGTTCCTCTTCTTTAGCTGTTTCGATCTGATCCCAAGAGAATCCATCATCTTCTTCAACGTCCTCAGATGAGTCATCATCTGTATTGGTTGTTTCTGAAACTACCTCCTTAGAGGTTTCTTCTACTTCTACTTCTTCTTTTGCTATCTCCGCACCATCCATAAAAGCGGAAGCGTCAAATGCTGACGTTCCAACTTCTTGTGATTCGGTAGAGGTGTTTTCAACCTCATCGATAATACTACTTCCTTCGTTTGCCATAATGTTTGCTTTTATTTCCCGCTACAAATATATTACTTTTTAACCGTACCTTTTACTGACGCTATTTCTTTGTCCGTTACAGCCTTATCTTTAGCTTGTTGAGAACTATGATCTGCCTTAACAGTCTCTAAAGAAACTTTGTTTTTCTCTCTAACATCCTCTATGTCTCTATCAGCATCTGAAGCTATCTCTTGAGATGTTACTCTAGCTTCTGCAGCTATCTCAGCAACTTTAATCTTCCCATCAATCTCCATTTGCATAAGATTCATCTTACCTTCCATCTCAGCTTGTTTGCCTTCAGCCTCAGCTTGTTGCATTTGCTGTTGCTGTTGTTGCATCTCGGCTTGTTGTTTCTGCATAGCCTCCATTCCTTGTTCAAGGACATGTTGAGCTTCAGTCATTGTATCAGCCTTAAGAACTTTAATAGTATCTAGTAAACTAATAGTACCTGACTGTAAAGCAGATTGAGACATCTGTTGAACAACTTGTTTAAGAGCATCGTCTTTACCAGAATCACCAATGAATATACCGTAGTCATTCAAAGCAACGTCAGGAAGAACTTCAAGGAATCTATACCCTTGATCGCCTAATATGAATGCAGCTTTCTTTCCACCAGCCCAAGCAACCTTCATAAGGTTAGCTACTCGCTCCAGTACACGCTTTTTAACCTCGCCATGGACATAGAACCATCCTTTGGTAGATAAGGATGATTGCACAACAGAACGTTGCACATTCCCAACGTATTCATATTGACCTACAGCACCTTCTCGTTGAGGAGATACTCCAGATATTTGACCTGCAGTCTGCTCAAGCATAACCTTTAAGTTTATCAACTGCTGAACAGAAGCGGATAAGGTAAAGTCAACTTGACCGAACTGATTAAAAGAGTGAGCTTCACCCTCTTCGTCTTTAGAGTTTATAGGGATTATACCATCGTTCTTGATGTGGTACATAACTTCTTGCATGTCCATGCCAAGATTGGTAGGCATTTGTGCAACATCATATACTACAGCTTTACCACCAGCACGAGCCATGGTAAGTTCAATATGGTACATAGTAATATTATAAAGCATTTGTATATGCTTCAATAAGTCAACTAGACTGGTTGGTTTACCAGTAGTATGATTGTAAACTACACCTACGTAAGATAATGGAGTAGAACCTGCATCATCTACAGATCTAACTTGATTAGGTCTTCTACGACATTGAACGTAAACCTTACCTCCAATACAAGTACCTTCCCAAATATCATCTACGAATCTAGTTTCAACTTTTTCGTTTTTTCTAGGCTTATAACCATCCTTAACCATCTTCTTAAAAGGATTGGCTGGGTCGTGTTTATTTTCTGAGACCTTAAAGTTTATTCCTTTGATGGATTTCCATTCAGCGGATAACACTCTAATCTTAGAAGATTTGTTATCGTCTATATCAACCCAATCAATACTACTATTAAATCTACTTAAGTCGTCAGTAGTTGCTTGACGCATATCCTCAAGTTGTCTAACGTCGTCCTCATCTAACTCATCTCTATACTCATCAAGTACTTCATTTACAGAAAGCCATCTCTCTTCACCAGCCCATTGAGCATCGTCTAAGAAATCTGTAGATATAGATTTGTCGTATATAAAGTTTCTAGGATCAACTCTACGAACATGTGGGTCACCATCTTTGATGTATATTCTGTAGAATTCTTTTGCTGAAATTAATAGATCCCTAAAACCTTCTTTAAATAAACCCTTAAGTCTCTGTTTCTCAACTATATAGTCAAGTCCGTCGTTTACACATTCTTCAATAACCTCTTTATATTCGTAACGCATGAATAGGTCGATGTCATCAGGAATCGGAAAGTCCTTGTTATCCATCTCTAATTCCATACCAAACTGACCCTCTACTTCTGAATTTATTTCAGCAAGTAATTTATTAGCTATAATAGAAACCTTAAACTTTTCTCTACGAAGAGCAGCTTCTAGGTTTATAGCTGAGACGTTTTTATCTAAAGGTCTCTCTAAATCCTCATTGGTTAGTATGTCAATCTTATTCCTAGTGATAGGATAGTTAGCCATAGTAGCTGGAGAAGGAAGATTGTACTGCTCTGTTATATAAGAGTAGTCCTCATACTCTAAATCTCCGTTATATGTCTTGTAGTTAAGCGTGTCTTTATCTGACATAGAAAGACCTTCACCGCTAGAGTTTTCTAGAAATTTAGTTACAGCATTTATGTTCTTCTCACACCACTCTTGCGTTTTCTCGCTATCGGGTATGAATTGTTTAGGGAAACCACTCATCGTTTTTCTTAGTTTTTATATGGGATTAAACGTCCATTTACGCGCTTGTAATATACGAAACCTAACGATTCATTTTTACTCACGTCTTTGTTCACTGCTTTATCGTATAAATCTATATCATGAATCAAGCACAAACCGAAGGCTATAGCCCTATCCGTGTTTCTCAACCCATAGTTAGCCAGCTCGTCTAATAATTCTATAAACCAAATATCCTCACAGTCTTCTTCTATGTATTTGTTCATAAATTGCTCCATAACAGCCTTAGTATGCTTATTCATTTGAATACCATACTTGTTTTTGTTTTTAGTCTTAGGGGAGTGAGCTGTTGCGGGTCTTTCTTTTAAGTACTTAGTCATCCCTTCTCTTTGGAAGTAACCAATAATACCTATCCTGGTATATTCCACTAACATAGAAGCCTCATAATATACAGCAAGTTTTAAACAACCATCCCAAAACTCTTCTGCAGTCTTAGGTCTTTCGGTGTAATCTGCTATGACGTAGTCACTTGCAATATCCGTATTATAGAAACGTCTGTAAATCAGCGCACTACCTAAAGAGTCTGTAGTTGATTCATCTTGATCATAACTATCAATACCTCCGATGTCTAATCCTTTAAGGTCCGTGCGAGGGTGAGCTAGTATTTTATACGCTCCATGTTTGTTAAGCGTAAACTTAACTCCATATCCAGAATCGTCCCAGTCAAGATCACCTACTTGTATCTGACCTTGTAATGATTCATTACTAAGTATCTCACTTCTCTGTGCGTTTATGTTCGCAACGTTAAACTTAGAGTTCTTAGTTTGTAAGAAAGCTTCTTCGACGGATAATGGATAATTCTGAAGTTCAAGATTGAAACCTTTCTGGTTTCCTGCGGCTCTAAGTTGCTCTCGCCGTAGCATGAGGGCTTTTGTCGCACCTTCGTCGTCAGATATTCCAGTAGCCTTGTCAAAGAAGCCATGGTAACACATAGATGCTGGTATAAACAGAGGTATAAGGTTATAAGCCTCTGCATTATAATACATGTCCATAAAATCTTTAGATGCTGCTTCAATATCTCCACCCGTTCCACCAATGATAGGTACACCATATTGGTCATCCCCATCCATGAAACAAGCTTTAGAAGACATGTAAGCATTAAGTAACTCCTTGAACTCACCAGCTTCCTCGAATACCATTACTGCTAAACGTTCACCTTTATATACTTCAGGGTTACTCATTGTACGGCAGTGTATAACAGACTGAAATCCTCCTGTTCCCCA